ATTTTTTTATATATAATATACCAATATTATTAATTTTTGTAAACAGGATTTACATAAAAAGTTTTTTGTTGTAGGGTAAATAACAAAGGAGGGCACATGAATCTAATATTAAGTAGAGAAATCCATCAGGAGTTATCGTGGACTAATTCTGCTATTGGTTGTTACATGAACAAATGTGATTGTGCTAATTGTATTATGACCAAGTTACTAGAATCAGGACCATGTATGATGAAGTATACAGTTGAAGAACTTCTATTAAGAGAAGGACCCCCTGTAGATATAACACCAGATAACGATTATTACATAAATGAAAGGAACAATATTATGGCTAGAAAACCATTGAACAAAGGTTACTTATTGAAATTTGAATATGACGGAGGTGCATACTCATTTACTGCTGATTATAAAATCATCGTATATAAAAATAAGAAAGGCCATCCAGAGTTTAATTGTTCAACATTAATAACATCCAAACAAGATATAGCAGAGAAATATGGTAAAAAAGGTGCATTGGAATTATACAAAAAATTAGGCGGTACATTGGACCTAAGCAAATATAATCTAGGACTAATCGCAAATGAGGTTATAAAATTATTAGATGAACTAGCCGTTGATGTTAAAATAGAAAGAGAACATAAACAAAAAACAATTATAGATTCTAATAAGGAATTCAAATCCCCTGGCCGTCCAAAGAATACAGGAGCTAGAGGCTTCAAGGTCCTAGATAATATTAATATAGACGAAATGAAACTTCCTCCACAGGCCAGAGCATGCGCTATAATACTACTACAATCTAATAAGAAAGAATTCACAATTGAAGAAATGAAAGAACTTATAAACGAGAAACAAGACCTATTAAACACAAAACAAAATCCATATAGAATATTTGATTATTACAAAAATAAATTGAAATTAAATAATATAATCGATTACACGTATTAATTACGTGCGTTCGGGTAAAACCCTCCTCTTAATATCCCATATATCTTCTCTCTCGATTTTTATTTTTAATTAATCGAGAGATTTTTTATTTGTTACGCAAAAAATTTTATACGCTATAATAACAATATCATTTACTTTATTTTACAAATATATTACAAAAGAAAAGGAGAAAAAACTATGGCTGAAAGAGCAATCATTAGTGGAGCATCAAACTTGTACAAGTTGAAAGAAGTATCTGAAGAGTATTACGACAAACTTCCTAAACAATGTAAAGTAATCGTTGGCATTTTGAGAGAAAACCAAGATGAATTGACTAAAGCAGATTTTCGCGCTAAATTGATTGAAGCAACTGAAACATTAATCACTGTTGGTGAAGGAGACAAAGCTAAACAAATTCCTAGACTCGAAACAGGTCAAGACGTTATGGCAGTTTTAAGATATTACTCTATCAAATTAGTTAAAGATGGTGTAATGGAAATTGTTAAACCTCCTAAAAAAGAAACAACTATTAAAGTTGCTAAAAACAAAAAAGGTGCTAAAGTAGAAGCTCCTGCTGATGTAACAGTTGAAGTTGATGCAGAAGTTGAAAACAAATCTATATTAGATTAGTTAAACCTTCCTTGATTTTATGTATCACCACCCCTGGATTTAAGTCCAGGGGATTTTATTATTAGTTACGTAATCCTTAAAATATTGTATAATAATATTAATAAATCTCTAAAACTTTAAACCTACTTTCAAGTAGCGAGATTTTATCTCGCTTTTTATTAAAGTATTAAAACACCGAAACAAAATGAAAGGAAAAAATTTATGGGAACAAAAGAAATTGACAAAACATTTTTAAGCATTGACAATGCTGAGGAAAGAGGATTCATCCATAGAGATTATATTGCTCATTGCTTAAGATGGTCCCATGTTATCAAGTTCATGGCAAAAGGTAAAAAATACCAGAATGCTAGTATATTGGACCTAGGTTGCGGGAAAGAGGTACCATTATTAAAAACAATGTATACAAGTAAAATGGCCCCATATCATTATACCGGTGTAGACTACGGCCCGATTAATTATTCTGATTGTGTGTGCAAGGCTATGGAAAAATGCGAAGTATGCGAATTACATCAGCATGTAGATGTATCTGAATGTAAATTCATAACTAAAGAATACGACATTATAACTAGCTTCGAGGTCCTAGAACACATGACACCGATAAAGGTATTTAGAACCTTAAAAAATATATTTGAACATTGTTCAGATAATGTTGACATATTTATTTCAACACCAAATTTCAATGGCAAAGCCGCTGCTAATCATCACAATGAGATGACTCAAGAATTCTTATCAGAATTATTTGAAGCAATGGGATTCAAGATTCTAAATAAATATGGAACATTTGCTTCTCAATCAGAATATAAAGATAAATTATATGCTGATGGTTATGGAAAACTATTTGAAGGTTTATCTGAATATTATGATAGCAATTTGGTTGCAGTATTATTTGCACCCCTGTACCCTGAACATTCAAGAAATGTTTTGTGGCACTTAACTGTTACAGACGAGTTTGATGATGATAAAACTGCTGATGTAATAGAAAAACACTTTGACCAACAACAGGATTCTGATGGTTGGATGTCAGTTATGGAAGAATTGAAAGGACTATAATAATGAAAATTAAAATACTTGGTGTGAAAGAATGTTTAGAAAATAAAGAAACATTTATTGAAGGAATAAAACTATACGAAGAAATATTCGACGAGAAAAAAGCTTCTGAAAATGAAATGTTCATGTTTATTGCTGGCTACAAGATTGGAAAGGAAATTGGCAAACAAAATGTATAATGACGTTATAGAATTTAATCAAAAAATAATTGGTACCAAGGCCCCAGAGTCTTGGACCATGCTTAATGATGAAAGATTCAAATTCGCATGTAAGGTGTTACTTGAAGAAGTAAATGAGTTTATGGCAGCAAAAAATAATAATGACGTTGTTGAAGCACTTGATGCGATGATTGACTTAATCTATTATGCAATGGGTAGATGTTACGAAATGGGTATTTCTCCCGAAGAATTTAAACGCGCTTGGGACGTAGTTCATGAAGCAAATATGCAGAAAAAATTAGGCAACAAAGGTAGGGGCTCGGACCTAGATGCTGTTAAGCCTGAAGGATGGAAAGCCCCTGAACATAGACAATTAACTATAGATGATGCATTGGGAGGACGTCTTGAATTATGAAAGGAATAATATTACTTGAAGGACCTGATGGTTCAGGCAAAACAACATTGGCAAACAGACTAATTGAAAAACACGGTGGTGTATATATTCATGCTGAATATAGATTCAAGAATAAAATGCCTTTGTATCACGCAGCTATATTAAGAAAAGCGTGGAAATTATCTCGTAATCAATTAGTTATTATAGATAGATTACATATATCTGAAATGATATACGCTAAAGTATTTAGAGGCGGTAGTCCTTGGCCATGGATGACTAAAACATTTAACATGGTTCTTGATATGATGGGGGCTTGTACTGTATTATGTGTTCCACTAAGTGTAGACGAAGGCGTAAAATGGTTTGAAGCTGCTAGACAAGAAAGGCCAGAAATGTATGACGACATCAGAGATGTCATACAAGAATATATTAACTACGCGATAAAAAGTAAAAATTGTGTAATCTATAGCAAAAGAGACGACCCTTATAAAGAACTTGCAATTGGGTTGTCTTATATGGACACAATAGAATTAGCTATTGAAGATAAATTAAGGAGAGCTAGATGATAGAAGATATTATACATAAGACATCAAGTTACGTTTGGCTAGAAACACTAAAGAATTTGTACAAAACCCCTGTGAACTCGAAACCCAGGGGATTTGATTGTAAAGAAATTCTTGGTCATCAAACTAGGGTGTCTATGGAATATCCTATATTGGGTGTTCCAGAAAGAATGCTAGGTTATAAGTTCATGTGTCGTGAAGCATGGTGGATTATGGACGGGCGTAATACTGTAGAAGACATTAAAGACTTTAGTAAGGCAATATCTACATTTTCTAATGATGGATATCATTTTGATGGGGCATACGGTCCTAGGATAGTAGACCAAATCAGGTATATAGTTGATACATTAGAAGCTGATAAAGATTCTAGACAAGCTGTTCTAACTATATGGCGTCCTAATCCACGCTCTTCTAAAGATATTCCTTGTACTGTATCAATTCAGTGGCTTATACGTAATGATACAATATATTGTATAGATAATATGAGAAGCTCTGATATATGGCTAGGGTGGCCATACGATATTTTCAACTTCTCAATGTTAACTGGATATATTATGTTATTGTTGAGAGAACGTGGCAATGATTTCCTACAACTAGGTGATATTATACTCAATGCCGGCTCGCAACATTTATATGACACTAACATTAACAAAGCAGAAAAAATTGTTAAAACAGTAAAGACATTTAATGTTCATAATAGATTTAACCCATACGAATTCAATAACCCTGTGCATTTCAAAAATTATCTTAAAGCACTTTCGGAGAAAAATGACGAAATAATAAATGGTTATGGAACATTGTTTGGAAAGGATTTATATGGAGGTTAAATATAAAAGGGAAACATTTGCTACGATAAATGACGATGTATGGTATAATTACAATAAGTTAATTAAACTTTTTAAAATAATAAATAATCAATTAGTGAATTTAATACATGAAGCAGAATCGAATAAGTAAAGATAAATATTTTATAGAAATAGCTAAGCTTGTAGCGCAACGTTCTACATGCCTAAGTCGTAAAGTAGGTTGCGTTTTAGTAGATTCAAACTCCAATATCCTCGCAACAGGTTACAATGGTCCTCCGAGAGGCCAGGGCCATTGTTTTTCTTGTATCAGGAAAGAGACTAATGATATACATAAATGTCGCGCTGTACATGCTGAGCAAAACGCTTTACTACAATGTGCTGATATAAGTAAAATACATCGTGCTTATATAACAGACAGCCCATGCAATACATGCATGAAGATGTTTCTCAATACGAACATAGAAGAAATAATATACATAAACGAATACCATAATGAAACAGAATACTTAAAATCACAATACAATTTCACAATCAAATTAAGGAGGTACATAGATGAAAAAGACAATGTTACTGTTAATGCTGCTTGCTATTCAGGCGCCTGCAATATCAGCAGAAACGTATGATGCCATTGAAGAATTAAGACGCGAGAATCAAGCATTAATGAATAGGCCGTGGAACGTGCCACCAACTGATATATCTGTTCCTACATATACACCAGTATATATAAACAGATATAACAATACTTATTACAAAAAGGATTTAACTATACCTTTGAACCCTATTAGACCTATTTATGGAGGATATTATGAAAGACCTGTACAATACTATTATTAATAACGTTAAGGTGGGAATACCTGATATAAATGAAATAAAGAAACATCCAGTTGTTGGTCTTGATATAGAAACATTTGACCCATCATTGTCTATATCAGGCTCACCAGGAGCTGCACGTTATTTAGCTACTAGTAAATTAGACAAATCCCTGGATTTTATGTTACTTCCTGAGGACCAGGGATTTATTACTGGTGTATCTATAGCAACTAAAGACCAAGCTTGGTATATGCCGATAGCACATGCTGATAATAATGTTGATATGATTAAGTTCAGAGAATTTATGCACCAGTTAATTGAATCAGAAGTATCATTAGTAGGAGCTAATTTCATATATGACTTACAATGGTTATATGCTTATGGATTCAAGTTTAAAGCACCTGTTATGGATGTACAGATTGCTGAGTCATTAATTGATGAGAACAAGTTTAAGTATAGCTTAGACTCTTTAGCAGAAAAATACTTTGATTTGCATAAAGTCGATGAAATAGCTGATTGGGCCCAGGTCCTAGGTATTGACGTTAAATATACTAAAGATGGTAACATATCACCGGCTACTAAAAAGAAAGTTATGGGGAGCATGCCTAATTTAACAGGTAATCAAGTCGCTAAATACGCGGCTATTGATGCTTGGTTAACATTACAAGTATTTAATAAGCAAACAGAAGTATTAAATAAAGAAGGACTTGTAGATATATTTCAACTAGAAACAGATATAACTCCTATAGTTCTTGAAATGACAATGCATGGTGTCAAGATAGATATTGAACGTGCAGAAAAATATAATATCGAAATGAAGAAAAAAGAGGAAGAGCTTCTAAGAGAATTATATAAGTTAGCTGGTACCGAGACTCTAGAACCTTGGTCCGCTCAGTCATTAAAAGATACACTAGACTATTTGAATATAGATTATAAGTTGACTGCTAAATCTGGCGCACCATCTCTAACAGATGACTTCTTATCTAAGAGTGATAATCCATTCTTAAAGACATTACATAGTTATAGAAAGATAAATAAATCTAGGAGGGATTTTCTTGAGGGAACTTTACTTGATGAACATACGCACGTTAAGTGGTATAATCATGATGGAACAGTCAAAGAAGTTAGAATACACGGTCAATTCCATCAGAACAAGAAAGATGATTCTGGAACAGTTACAGGGCGCTTTAGTTCGTCAAACCCTAATTTGCAACAACAACCATCGAGAGATGCTGAATGGAAGAAGATAATACGTTCTTGTTACGTACCAGATGATGGTTATGAATGGATTAGATATGACTATTCACAACAAGAATTAAGAGTATTATTACATTATGCTGTTACTAACAACAAGCCAGGGGCTGATAAAATTGCAGAAGAAATACGCAAAAACCCTGGAATGGATTACCATCAGTTGACAGCAGATATGGCCGGTATTACTAGACGTAAAGCTAAAGATATTAACTTTGGTATTAACTATGGTATGGGTAAAGCTAAACTAGCAGCTAATCTTGGATTGAATATGGATGATGCTTCTAAGTTGATGGCATTATACGATGAGAAGGTACCTTATGCTAGAAAGTTATATTATGATGTAATGAACGCGGCAAATAAACGTGGATTCATAAAGACTTTACTAGGTAGAAAACGACATTTCGATTTATGGGAACCAGTAAAAGAAAAACAAGACTGGGAAAATGGTACGTTCTACACTCCATACCCTATTGAGCGTGCTCGGGAAGAATACCCAAATAGAAGACTACAACGTGCTATGACCTATAAAGCATTGAATGCGTTAATACAGGGGGGCTCTGCTGACATGACTAAGATTGGTATGTTAGTTGTATGGAAGAAATATGGCATTGCACCTGGGCTCCAGGTACACGATGAGCTAGACTTTGTTAGTCTTCCTAGTGAATATAAAGATGACGTTAAACAATTGATGGAACATTGTATTGATTTGGCTGTACCTATAGTAGCTGATATGGAAATTGGACCATCATGGGGAGAACCTAGAAATGATTAAGATAATTAGTAAGATAGTAGTAATAGTGTTAGCTATAATGAGTATGTCAAACTATATTTTTTGGGTAATATCAAAAGATGATTATTACTATAAACAAGCTATATGGTTTATGTTACTAACTATGGCTAATATGATAGTATAGGAGAGAACAATGGCTAGAATCAGAAAGTGAGGAGCAATGTCAGATGATAGATTAACATTCGGAAAATATTCAGGAAAGAAAATAAAAGATATTGCGGACTGGGACCCAGATTATTTGAGATGGTTAGCCAGTCAAGATGACCTTGATGAAGACTTAAGATGTTATATTGCGGAGTGTCTCAATGGCTGAATATAAAGAATCACAACTATGGAAGTTGATACGCGAAGGATTCAAATCCCCTGGCACTCAACTAACTAGGATAGAAAATATCGCAAGTTCAGGGGTGCCTGATGTGATTATGACACACAGTGGTGTAACAAGATTTATCGAACTAAAGGTAGCAGAAAGAGAACACTTTTTATTTTTTAGACCAGCACAAATAGTATGGTCATTAGAAAATATAAAAGCTGGTGGAAGTCCTAAATGTATCTTTTATTATAACAATAGAATTGGCGTAGTTAATATGTTAGTAGTTATAAACAATTCAGAATTTGATGGGAAGTATCGTAAATTTAATATTCTAGATAATGTAAAGAATATTGGATTTTACGCGAAACCATATCAATATAGTATAATAATAAAGGAGGTACTAAGTGAATCTATTTGAAGAAATGGCGAAAGACGCTGGTAACATTGAAGTCTCAGATGATGAGGTGAGTACATTATCAGAATTATGTAAAAGTTTACAAACAGTAGAGACTAAGATAGAAGCTACTAAAGAATATCTTAAAACGTTAGAGGAAATTAGAGATGATTTATCTATGAACAAGATTCCAAATAAATTAATGGAACTTGGTGTATCAGAAATGAAACTATCTAACGGAACTAAAGTATCTACAGATAAAAAGTATCTAGCTTCTATTTCAAAAGACAAAGATAAATCTAAAGCAGCGTTCGATTGGTTAGTCAACAATGGCCATGGTGCTATTATTAAGAAACAAATTGTGATACCATATACATATTTGAACAATGATGGTGAGGTATCTAAAGAAATTCAAAACGTATTTAATGACCTAGAAAAATTAGGCGTTACTTATATGGATGAAGGCAATATTCACTGGGCGACATTACGTGCCTTTGTCAAAGAACAAATGGAAGAAGGAAAAGAATTCCCGAAAGATTTGTTCAACGTATTCGTCCAAAATGTTACTAAATTAAAATAGGAGAAAAGCAAATGACAAAAGCAAATGCACTTGAGGAAACAAAAAAGAACGAAATTGCAGTAATTAATTTTGAAGAGGACGCAGGCCTAGGTCATGAGAACGTTAGTCTAGCTGACAGACAAATGCCTTATATAAACTTGCTCCAGGCTCTATCTCCAATGTTAGATGAGGATGACCCATCACACATTGAAGGTGCTAAAGAAGGTTCAATCTTTATTACTGATTCTAAAACAATTGTTGACGGTAAAGAAGGAATTAAAATCATTCCTTGTAGATATAAACGTCACTTCTGTGAATGGATTCCACGTGAACAAGGTGGTGGTCTAGTTGCTATGCATAGTCCAGAATCACCATTAATTGCTAAAGCCCATAAAGTAAAAGACCCAGCTAATCCTAAGAAAACTATATTACAAACACCTGATGGTAACACATTAGTTGAAACAGCTCAATTCTTTGTATTAGCGTTCTATAATAATGAATGGCATTGGGCAGTATTAAATATGTCAGGAACAAAATGGTCTGCTGCTAGAGAATTAAATACATTAAGCACAACTCGTAAAATCCCTGGCACAGATAAACTATTACCTACATTTGCAGGCGTATATAACCTTACATCATTTAAAGACCAAAATAAGACAGGTCAAAAATATGCAAACTTTAAAGTGGCATTTGACAAACTTGTTGATGACCCAGTTGTATATGCATTAGCAAAAGAATATTATAACATTAGTAAAAACTTAACTGTGTTAGCTGCTGAAGACGCAACTGAATCTCAAGAAGTTAATTACTAATGATTTGGGGAGAGTCTAAATTTTCGCAATTTACATGAGACTATAAACTAAAAATCTAAATTGCAGCGAACGTCTAGCTTACTGGCGTGACAGTCGGGAGAGACCGGCATTTAATAACTAAAGAGGAATACAATTCATGGCAAAAGATAATATTTTAACGCTGATGAATTTGTTCGACGGTAATGAAAACGTATATGGCTTATATTATAACATACCTGATAGAGCAAACGAGCGAGGAAAGAAAAAAGGAACAGCTTGTTCTAAACGTGGAGAGGTCACTGAAAAATTATGGAGAGATATACACTTAAATAAAAATAGAACTGAGTTCTTAGGTATCGCTCCTATAAAAGAAGATGGCACAGTTAAATTTGGTGCCATTGATATTGACCACTATCAAGATAGAAATTTACATCAAGACTTGATAGAAAAGATTTCTAAATTTAAACTACCACTTGTTGTATGTACTACAAAATCTGGTGGGGCTCATTGTTATTGTTTCGTTAAATCCCCTGTGCCTGCTGAAACTATGAGAAGTAAGTTATACGAGTTCGCTTCCATAATGGGATATAGTAAGAATCAAGCTGGTACTGAAACAGAAATATTTCCTAAAGAAACTACAATATTGACAGACAGGGGTGATATTCCGTCTTGGATAAACATGCCATATCCTAACGGAGAAAATACAATAAGATATTGTATTGATAATAATATGAAGCATTTAACATTGGAGGAATTTTTGGAATATGCTTCTAAAAATTCTATTGATGCTGAACAATTTGAGAAGTTTAAAATAACTAAAACAGAAATATTATTTGGAGGTCCTCCTTGTCTTAATAACTTATGTTCACAAAAATTTCCAGCTGGCTGTCGCAATGATGCTTTATATAACTTAGGAGTTTACGCAAAGAAAGCATATCCAGATTCCTGGGAAGAAAAAGTTGAAGAATACAACCATGAATATTTAGACCCACCTTGTAGTTCTCAAGAGGTCCAGGGGGTTATTAAATCTTTACGTAAGAAAAGTTATAAATACAAATGTCAAGACGCTCCAATCAGTGCATTCTGTAATCCTAAATTATGTAGATTAAAAAAGTTCGGTGTTAATGAAAACAGTAACATGCCTGTATTTGGGACGTTAACAAAGATTATGACTTCACCTCCAATATGGTTCTTAACAGTTGAGGTAGGAACAGAAGCATATAGACTTGAACTGACAACTGAGGACCTACAGAATCCTCGTAAATTCCAGAAGAAATGTATGGAGACAGCTAATATAATGCCTTCAATTCCTAAGATGGAAGTATGGGAAGCGTTAATAGAATCAGTACTTAAAGATGTTATATCAGTTGAGATGCCAGAAGATTCTAGTCCACATGGTATAATGTTAGAACATTTAGAGAGATTCTGTACTACTAAAGCTATGGCCAAGACTCGAGAAGAATTACTCATTGGCCGTCCATTCACTGATAATGGAAAGATATATTTCAGGATGACAGACTTCTATGCATATCTTAAAAGACAAAAGTTCACAGAAGCTTCTACACAACGTATTGCAACTTGGTTACGTAATATGGATGGAGCAGGCCATAGTCAATTCAACATAAAAGGTAAATGTGTTCAAGTATGGTACATCAACGAATTTAATAGACAAGACGACGTGTCTTTGGATGTACCTGATGAATTAACTGAGGGGGTGAATTATTAATGAAAATAACGCACCCTTATGAAAAAACTACAATTATTTATGGTCCCCCTGGTACGGGTAAAACCACTAAATTATTATCCATTATAGAATCATACCTCTCTAAAGGGATTCACCCGAATAAAATCGGCTTCTTCACATTCACTAGAAAAGCAGCTAATGAAGCAAAAGAAAGAGCCTGTAAGAAATTTAATTTAACAAGTAATGATTTATTATATTTTAGAACATTACACTCAATGTGTTATTTTATGCTTAACGTTGGCAAGAATGAAGTTGTAACAAGAGAGCATATGGTAGAAATAGGAAATAGTTTAGGTTTAGAAATGGGAAGTTCTAATTCAGACCCTGTTGATGATGAACTATTTGGAATGAAAGAAGGTGACAGATACTTCTTTATAGAAAATTTATCCAGGGTTACTAAGAGAAATCTTAAATCAATATGGGAAAATCAAGCTGATGAAGAACTACAATGGATGAAACTTGAACAGTTAAGTCGTACATATTCTCAATTCAAACACAGTAATATGTTAATAGATTATACTGATATGTTATCTAGATATATTAACGAAGGATTTGTCCCTACATTTGACGTGGTCCTTATTGACGAAGCGCAAGACCTTTCTCTATTACAATGGGAAATGGTGCAAAAAATTATTGATAGAGCAGACCAAGTATATATAGCCGGAGATGACGACCAAGCTATATATAAATGGGCGGGTGCTGATGTTGATACATTCTTGGGCCTAGAAGGTAGGACCTTGGTCCTAGATAAAAGTTATCGTATCCCTTCTAGTGTACATAAAGTTGCGACGAATATTGTGCGACGTATCGAGAAGAGAAAAGAAAAGATATTTCAACCACGTGAATTTGAAGGAAATGTTAATTATGTATTTGACCTAGATGATATAGACATGTCATCTGGTGAATGGTTGCTATTAGCACGTAATGGGTATTTACTTAAAAAATTCCAAGACCATTGTATGACAATGGGGTATTCATTTAAGTCACCATATTATTCACCACTTAATTTTAAAGTATTAAAAGCAGTTAAGTCTTGGGAACAGATACGACGTGGAAACAGTATACGTAAATCAGAACTAGACAATATATGTGACAAGTACTGGTACCCCAAATCAAATCCCCTGGGAATGAAACCACTAACTGGATTTAAAGATTCTGATGTGATGTCTCCAGGGTTTATTAAGGAAAAATATCCTCATGTTGACTTCTCACAAATATGGCATAAGTCAATTAATATGCGCGCTGAGTTAAGAGAATATTATATCGCTGCACTACGTCGCGGAGAAAAATTATCTTCTGAGCCACGTATTACTATTAATACTATCCATTCTGTAAAAGGCGGTGAGTGTGACAATGTTGTTATATTAAGTGATATAAGCCCTAGAACTTACGACGAAATGGAAAAGGATTATGATAATGAGTGTAGGGTTTTCTATGTAGGTGTAACACGTGCAAAACAAAACCTATATATAGTGGAACCATATCAAGATTTCAGATTCGAATTATAAGGAGACTAAGATGAATTTCAAAACACAACCTAAACAACATCAAATTGAGGCATTCAATAAATCTAAAAATAAAGAAGTTTTTGCTTATCTATGTGAGATGGGTACTGGTAAAACTAAAATGTGTATAGATGATATGTCTAACTTGTTCAACCAGGGTTTAATTAACGCAGTAGTTGTATTAGCTCCGAAAGGTGTTTACACAAACTGGGTGGGTGAATTATCTACTCATTGCCCTGATGAACACATAGCAGCAGTATGGGATAGCTCAAAAATAAACAGTAAACAAGAACAATCATATTTTACTAGTTTTTGTATTGACCAACTTAAAGATAATTATGTCAAATATTTAATAATGAACGTTGAAGCTTTGTCAAGAGCAGGTAAAGCTCTTACCTATTTAGAAAACTTTATGAAGTATAATAGATGCGCTGTTGTTATTGATGAAGCAACATGTATTAAAAATCATAAGGCTAAACGTACCAAGGCTATTATTAAACTTAAAAAATTAAGTAGGTATAGAAGAATATTAACAGGTAGCCCTATCACGAATTCACCATTAAATTTGTATAGCCAATTTGAATTCTTATCTAAGTTAATATTAGGATTCTCTAGTTACTATGCATTTAGAAATTATGTTGCTATTATGAAGACCATGAACCTAGGAACTAGGACCTTTAATGTAGTTCAAGGCTACGATAGAGATGCTTTATTTGATATTACAGAAAGAATACAGCCTCATTCTGTTATGTACAAAAAATCAGAATGCTTAGACTTACCAGAAAAAATCTACTATAAAAGATACGTGGACCTTTCACCTGAACAGATGGAAGACTATAACAAACTTAAAGACGAATTAATGTTGTTGATAGAACAAGACAACGTTATGACTGTCAATAATGTTTTAACGAAATTATTGAAGTTACATCAGATAGCATGTGGATTCATAAACCACGATGAAGGCGTTAAGGTTTACGAGAATAGTAAGAAAATAGAAGAACTTGGAAATACAATTGACGAGATGTCTGGTAAAATAATTATATGGGCGAACTATATCCATAATATAAAAGAAATAGAATCATTCATTAAGAAAGAATATGGTGAGAATTCTGTTGTTACATATTACGGTGAAACATCAGCAGAAGATAGAGACATAGCTAAGCAACGTTTTAATAATGACCCTGAATGTAGATTCTTTATAGGTAATCCACAAACAGCCGGATATGGTTTAACATTAGTCGCTGCTGAGAATGAAATATATTTCTCTAATAGTTATGACATAGAAAAAAGACAACAATCCGAGGACCGTGCACATCGTATTGGCCAGACAAAAAATGTTAACATTGTAGATATAATAGCGCGTAATACTGTTGATGAAACTATAATGACATCATTAAAAACCAAAAAGAGTCTACAAGACATTGTTATGGTTGATGGTTGGGCTAAAGCGTTAAATGGAGGCAGATTATAATTATATCATAAAATATATTTTATTAATTTTGCCCGAATTATAATATCATAAAATAATCCCCTGGATTCAAATATCCAGGGGTTTTAATATTGAAAAGGAGTCTAGATGAAATTTTTATCGAATATTTCTTTTTGTTTTTCAAATTCCCTTTCAATACCTAGCGGCAAATATTGTATGTACGGTGATACTAGGTCCAAGGCTTTATTTGCTGCTCTCAAGGCTTTATCTTGCCTTTTATTTTCTTTTATTACTTCAGTTTCAAGTTGCTTGTCTTTACAAGTCTTGAACAGATCAGCTATTTTAGACAAAGCATCGCCTATAGAGGATACGGCTCTATCGTAAGGAGCCCAGCCCATTACTTGTTTCCCTCTATTTGTTTTGTGTCTTTAGATTCTTTAATCACAATAACCAAGTTTTCAATAGCCTTACCTAGGTTAGCTATAGCTATACCTAATTCAGTAATTGCATCTTGAAGTTTAGTTTCAATCTTAACTCCAAAAGCTATTAACATAGTAAGAACAACTTGATATGTTTTAGCATCCCCCAAGTAAGATAAAATTGTGTCAATAATTTGTTTAGCTTTGTTGTCTGCCATAATTTTCTCCTTTCAATTTGTTTAAGTACCATCTTATTTTATTACGTATAAATCCACCCACTTCATTGCGTTTTACTAACGGATAAGGTGGTAGATATATGATATCTATCTTGCCATGACTAGACGTGTCAGGGTGATTCTTACCGAATTCATAATGAGTCATTATATTCTCAACAGGTATATTATACACCATAGATAATTTAGCGCATAATTCGAAACAAGATTCTAGTTGCTTAGCTGTAATTGGATAGTCACCAACATTAGTTGTAGAGATAAAATTATGCATACTACATAGAGCAACACCAATTGCCCCTGTATTACCTCCACCAGTATGGGCTGCGTATCTTCCATCACAACAGTTTTCATTGTCTTCTGGTCTGTATTTTCCATAATGAATTACTCCTTTATCATCAATTAAGTAATGGTAATGTTGTGAATCTATATGATTAGGTTTATATGTACCTGCTGTCCAGTGTATAATTATCTTGTTCATTGCCAACCCTCATGATACTTCTGATATAATTCAACACATATATACATTAAATAAGCTTGCCATTTTAATACGCCACGTTCCAACAACAAATACAGCATTACGTCACTTGCTAGTTTACGTTTATACTTATCTTTATGACAGCACATGTAATCGTGAAGTATAACAGCTGGAAAGAACAGGGGATTGTGTTTACAGCCTATAATAAATTTTGCAAGCTTCAAGGTTATAGTTGCGCCGTCAGATTTAAAATATTCAGGCACAGTTAGCTTTGTACAAGAATCATCATAAATCCAAAACCTTATAGGCATATTTAAAATAAATGGCATTTTTGTATTGTAAATGTCATAACCTATCGTATGTCTATCTATTATGGAATGCATTATAATCATATAATTCTTTTCTCTTTGTTCTTAATACCATTAACGAAAGAAGCTACTTTAGCAGCTATAGTATTACCTAAGTAGTCGCATAACTCTTTAGCCGTACTAGTCTTTTTGCCATCTTTATAGATAGTGTGTGTTGTAAGCTTTATCCCGTTGCGCTCATAGATATTTGTTTTAAACAACTCATTGCCATAACGCTTTTGTTTTTCTAAGCAATTCCAATTTAGTCTATCTGATACTCTTAATATTTTCATAATAATTTCCCCAGTAAAAATACAATAAATCCGCCTATCGCCGATGATATAGTACCCATCCACCATCTATCTCGTTTTAAATTAGATACGTCTATCTCTAACTTTTCTATTTTGTCTGTGTGCTGTTTTTGACTTTCTTCTAAACTGTGCATTGAAGCAAAGTAATTCTTTGAACGTTCGTTCAAAGCTCCGACTGTATCACGTATTTCAAATACAGTTTTCAATAACATTTGTATAGTTTCAGGACTATTCACTGCTTTCTACCTTTTCTACCTTTAGCCATGATAATTTCCTTTCTATACTGCCCCTTCTGTCCTAATCTTAGCAATTAACATCGGGTATCGCTTATCATCTGTTTCAAGATATGCACCATCTTCTGATGTTGTTATCCAAGCAAGTCCTATAGTCTCACCGTTACGAGCTTTTGTTTTCATAGTAGGTATTTTTGCTTGTTGTTCGTGAGCAACTTTAGGAGTGAACTCTACTCTTGTACCTGGGATTTCTTTGTCTTCATCTGTTAAGAAGAAATACACAGGCTCTAATTTATCTGCGTGAATATTAACAAACAAATCTACTTCTATATTAACATCATCATAGAAAGCAAGGTCAACTTGGTTGCCATAATCATACCCTTCTACAACATCCCACTTCTTATAATCAGCAGGAATATTACCCACTTTAGGTAATCCCCAAGGTAATTTCTTTTGAACATTAGAACCACTAAACCTATATGATGTATAGTTAGCAGGTAATGGGTTCCACATTGTCAACGCGTCATCTTGCCAATTCATTTGTTTTTGGTCTAAAGTTTCAATACCTCTGCATAAATATTTATACCTAGGGTTTACCACATTGATTTTAAAATCGTGGATTTTTAAAGTCATTGGGTTTTGTGCAACAGCAGGAGATATAATTACCGCCATATTCTTAGCGTCAGTAGGTACTGTAAATGTAGCTGTTATTGCTTGTCTACCACTAGGGTTTTCAGCGATAAATTGCTTATCTACTACTTCCCAGTTAGCTTCAAATACATCAGCGTCATTTACATTGTCTGTAATTATTTTATCTGTGTATTTATCAGGGTCGCCAATCCATTTAACCAACTGAATATTAAATGCACAATCAGGGTTTTCAACAACTGCGTCAACGTCTATTATTTCACCTTGAAGCATTTCAGTAATTTCTGCGTCAAAGATTTTTCCCCAGTTGAATAAGCATAATTCAGTTCCTTCAGAAGCAAACTCTATAACTTCATTCTCTACTGCTACATTCATTTTGTATTTATTATAGAAGTGAGAGCCGTCTGCGTCTGTTTCCCCCTGTTCTGCTTCACCTGTTGTTTTAGGTAAATCATAAGACCTCAAGAATTTAGAGTCGTACAACTCACCTAAATATCTTTGAGTAAGTAGAACTCTTTCCCCATTGTCTAACTCATATTTCAACAAAGCAGAACCGGCTCTATTATTAGCTGTTAATGCCTGTATTAGCAAACAGCTATTCCCTGAAACGTGGTCGTTTAATACGATATTCTCATCCTTAGGGAAATTGTTTGTTGTATAGGCTTGTAAGTAAGTTAGAGCTTTTGCTTTCACTATACCTATCACGTGAATAACAGATAGATTATCTAATTCATTATATGTACGATATACTGCAAAAGGCTTGTCGTCCATATCTTTAAGCACATCTTGTGTAACTTTATCAATAATTGAAGCTTCGATAAATCCATCAGCAGGAGCTTTACCTTTAAAGCTTAGTCTTAAAATAACAAGATACTCTTGACCCCCTGTAACGTTAGGGTCTTTGTTATCATATTCTTGAATACCAATAGATTTCTCATCCTTGCGAATATCCATATACTCAAGTGAAGTAGCAACTACAATATCGTCAAACCAAAGTAATCCTCTATGTATTGCGTCATTTTCTCTATTAGTAAGCTCTAATGGATAAGCCAATGTAGCATACAAGCTAGGCGGAACAATCTGCCCTTCTTGTACTTCGACAACTACCCCATTTTTATCTGGGTCTACATAACCTGTTAGACCTTTTCCAAATTTTATACTGCTTATATTTTGCCTGTCTCCTGACGGATTGATTTCAAATTCGACATCCAGGGTGTTTGCTTGTATATTGTTATCAATAATAAATTGCACATCCCAAGCATTGTTTTCTTTATCAGCTGTTAATTGTACTACGGTATTAGAGTCAACTACATACGGAGCACCTACACCTGCAATAAACTCATTACCAAAAGCTTTTATAGTTACTTCAGAAGTACGTCCATTTTCTATAAGTACTGTTCCACATCTAACTACCTCAGGGAGATTTAGAACTATATTATCTGCCCCCTCTTGGCAATACACTTTTACAACTTTAAAGCCCTCAGGTAAATCATTATTCTCCTCAGAGCCTATTTCTAAATACTTATACTCTGTGCCAAGTTTGAGCATAGCTTTTGCTTGTGCATAGATTGTATCTACTTTATCAGCAAGAGTTTTCTTATAATCAATAGAAGCCACAATCTGATTAACTTCATCTATTGTAGTTGCTGAGTTGTACTGTTTTTCAAGAGCTGTATAGTACGCATCAGCTTCTCTGTAAGCCAAGAACATTTGGAAATAAAGCAAGTTTACATCATAAGGTTTTAACTCAGGTGATGGTAATTGTTGTCCTCGTTGAATATCATAGTATCTAAATGAACCTGCTTGAAGCCCTCTTATTTGTTGAGCTACTTTATCTAATTCTCCTATAGCTCTATCAATAGTCATTGTAGGAGTATTCTTTAGTAGAACACCTTTTGTTTGGTCTTTGATATAGAAAGTAAATTGTTCTATATCTGTTAATGCTTTATAAGAAGTCTGTTTAGCTTGTAATTTTGCTTCTGCTAATTGCTCATCATCATAGTTAGGATTAATTTCTGGAAGCTGTGTTTGTGCGTTCCATTGTTCATTCTTTGCTAGAGCGTAAACGGCTGTAGCATTTTCTTTGATTTTTAATCCTTGATTATGATTATATTCCACCACAAAATCATCATATTGTTTATCAGTATAAGGTTTATCTAATTTAAAGCTCATTTAAAATTCTCCTATGATATATAGCCTGATGTTGTCCAAGCAAATCCTAAAAAACCGTTGGTAAAAGAAGCAACCACAAAGAATTTTTCAGGCAATAATTGGCTACTATTAGACGCTCTATTCAATGTAAAATCATTAGGTACGCCATTTCTATGCCCATTTAAAGATACGTGATACTGCCAAGTTTTGTAAGGCTTTAAAAGACTTATTTCTATTGTATAATTTTGAAGAGTTCCTGCCCAATACCCACCTTGTTCACAATAGCCGTCAGACCATACTCTATACCACGATGTACCATTTTTGTAAGTCTCAACAACGTAGGGCTTAGTACAATTAGACAAATCCCTAGCAGCTTTATTGTTCAAATCAGTTATAACTTGGTCTATGTCTATTTGCACATCTGTTTTAACACCAGTAGCAACCACGATGTAGTAGTAAACTTTTATCGAGTCGGTTTGTACTGTGTCGGAGTTGCCGTAGATAGATGATGAACGGGAAGCATTAAAAGTTGTTCCCAGAGTTGTGACACCGCCGTCTACACTCGTAGCTAAAATTTTAGTTGTAAATGCTCCTGTATTTGATGTATTTGAGCGAGTACTTAAATCCCCTGTAATATTCGGCAGCCCGGCAGGAGTAAATACACCTAGCTCACTCGGTGTTACTGTACCTTCTAAATAACCAATAATCTTAGGAAGTCTAATAGTTTTAGCTACCTCGTCAAGTACATACTTAGAACATCTACCATTAGTAGTAACTTGTCTTTGCCATTCTTCTTCTGTTATAAAATATTCTGGATATGTCTTTTTATACTCAATCATATAATCAATATATTGAGCATTTGAACCGCATACTAACTTCTCACCATCAGCAAGATGAAGAGCAGCACTTATCAAAGGTACGGGAGAAATTATCATCTCATTCAATACTCTTTGTTGTACTGCTGTTGAGGCTCTTTCAGCCCAGTATTTAGCAGAGAAATCTACTTCATCAACTTTGTCGTCCATTTTGACTGCCCAGTCTTTGGCCTCTTGAACATATTGACCACCTGTAGTCTGTATATTTGAAATAGCTGAAGCTTCTTCTGTATTAATATCCTGTAGAGCTTGGTTTGCTGTTTGAATTACTTCTTGAGCTTTTTGAGTCACTTCTTGAGCTTTTTGAGTCACTGTAATTTCTAATTGTTTAGCATTTGCTTCAGAATTTTCAGCTGCATTAGCTGCTGCCTGAGCCCCATCACGATATTGCTTAGTTGTTTCTAAAGCTTCATCTGGGTCATATTCTGTAGTAATTAATTGATTCCCTGTAGCATCATATTTAATACCTTTATTAGGTACTGGTTTTGGCATTACAGGATTAAATCCAGGGGGTGTCTCTAATGGCACCTTAATAGTAGACTTTGTTAAGTCTATCATATTCAATGTTAACTTGTCGAATGCTTCTTCAGTTACTTTTGACGGGAACGGGTTGTTCTCTGGATATTGCACTATTTGTGTTAGTGGTATGTCCCTAGTTATGATAATATTTGCACTTGCTTCTGGAGCTGTATCAAATATTATATTGGAACCGTTCTCATATGAATCACGATTTTCTACAGTAAAACCACTATTTAGTTTAACGTCATTAACAAATACAACTACATCTGATGGTATTACAAAAGGAATTGTAAATGGGAATAATGTTGTTACACCATCACCTGTATATTGTACTTTATTCTCTTGTTTATATACTGTCACTCTTTATTGCCCTCCAATTGTATGGAATACACGTTCAGGCATTTCTCCTAATGCCCCGAATATATTTTTTTCTGATGTACCAGACATTATAACAGATGAAGGTGGGACAAAATATTTTTGACCTGTATTATTTTGAAGTCTACCTTCCAATCTACGTAAATATCCTGGTGACATGGCTTCTTGCATATTATATAAGAATAAATAATTTGTTGCCCATTTAGTATAGAACAAATTATTTCCTGGTATGTTACTATACACAGCATATAAAACAGCTGCTGATGGGTCTTCACCACTTTTAGCTCTTGACCATATCTCAGTTAAATCGCTTATAGTCCCACCGAATGTAGGACCTAAAATACTATCTGAAAGGCTGCTTCCATATTTAGAATAATCGCCAAGTATAAAGTCACCAAGTAATCCGAATCCACCACCAGAAAGTATTGCTGTTGTCCATGTCTTAGGGTCTTTAGGGTCACGAGGTGTTTTGCCATTGGCTAAATCTTTTAATAATGTTGATGCATAACCTGCAATTGTTAACTGAGTCGTAAGACCAACATAATTTACAAATGCTTTCTTGTCAATACCTTTATCCGTAATAAATGCATCTCTACCAGAAATAGGATTAGCTATCTTGTTCCATATAGTTATAGGGAATGACTTAAACTGCATCATGTGCATTAAGAACTCACCCCATAAAGTACCACGTTGTGTTCCTGCTCTTGTTATGGTTTTCTCTTCAAGCCCAGGGGTTATCACACCAAAGCTTAATCTATCAACATAAAGCCCCTGTAATTTATCAGCTAACTCAAATTTGTATTGAGATATTGCCATGCTGCCCATATCTGGGAATATAGCTTTAATATCTGAATCACTTACATCATTTATGAGGTCAGTGAATAGGTGCATTTTACCGTCGAATTCTCTTGCTGCTTTTCTAAGAACTTGCCAGTCTTTATCATTTATGCCATTTTTATTAAATATAGTTTTTATATTATCTGGTAATGAATTAAAATCATTATTTTTAGAGAGATACCCTAGGTGATTGGACATAGCATATCTCATACCAGTTCTATTGGCATCTGTCCAGGGTTGCAATAATGAAAACTTAAAAAACATTCTTGACATATTTGCCATTGCACCTGGTTGTATTTTTGTGTCAGAATCCATAGGTGATATTCTTGACATGAAATCGGACATAGCACCTTCATTATAAGATGACATAAGCTCATATATGTGTCTTTCACCTTCTGATAAGTCAGAACGATTCTTACCAAATAATGACATTATCTGATTTCTTAAAGCATCCATTGGATGTATGCCTTGGTATCTTAATTCTGATATGGCTATAGGAAGGTCACCCATTGCAGATAGTACAGCACCACCTAGTTTTGACATAGCATTCAATTGAAGTATTCTGTTACTCCAATTATACAATGTCATGTTTTCTGGTACATCTAATCCACCTCTTAATGTTTTATACATATTGTTCTGGAAAGTTGTACCTATTTTCTTTAGTGATGCTTCATCATTTCTATATCTATCCTGTAGTGCAACTTTTATTTGGTCCCACATATAATCTGGATTTGTGCCTAGATTATCTAATAAAGCAATATTCTTACTACCACGCATTATGGTGTTCATGAATATTTCTTCAATACGGCCATCACCATATTTTTGATTATAGTTATACCAAGATTCTGCATCCTTAAAATGCAATGTTCTATGTTGACTTAATTTTTTAGCTAAATTACCCGGACCCTTAAATTGTGTAAGAAAGTCTGAATTTGCAGCTCCTTCACCAACATGGAATAATCCAGTTGAAAGTTTTTTATAAGCTTCAAATAAGAAGTCTTTTCTTTCTTGAGCTGTAGCTAAAGCCCCAAATGTTAAATCTTCATCAAGTAATTGTGATATGTCTTTATACCACTCATCAAATCCTGCTTTTTTTATACGTTCAGCACAATGAGTTTGTCTAACTATATAACCAGCTTTCTCTCTGATATTAGCCCCAAAAGCATTTTGTCTTTTTATGAGCTCATCATTTATACCAGTCATTAATTTAGCCATTTTAATAGCAGCGGTATTTTCAGTAATACCTATTTTTCCATTAGGTGTTGTAGCTTCAAATAATTCTCTAGCTAAGTCTAAGCCTAATCCATCACCTTTAAAATACGGGAGTAATCCTTCTTTATTTACAGCATTTAAAAATTTTCCCATAAAATATTCTTGATTACCAAGTCTTTGATTATCAATAGTACTTAAAAAATCTTTTAAGCCCCTATCTACATTTTCATAAGATGATATTCTATCAACAGCATTGTGTTTTTTTACAGTATTAAGAATTGCATTTCTTTTTTGGTATAGTGCACTTAATTTTATTGCATCAATATCTTTAGCTAATTCATTAGTTATTCTTGTTTGAACTTCAGCAGCACTTATTTCCGCATTTTGTCTTTTAACAGATTGTACAACACGAGACACCAATTCATCAGCTTGTTCTTCAGTAAACAAGTTACCTGATAATTTTATGGCTATATCTCTACAATCTTGGTATTTCATTATAAGCCTTTTCTAAACACACAATAAACAGCCGCTTCTGTTGCATTTGCTTCTCTATTAGCTAATTCTATTATATCATTTCCGTCTTGTATCGCGAGTTGTAATTCCTCGTCTGGTACATTGTGCATTTTAGCATATTCAATAGCTGATTCAATTTCTGATTCAACATTTTTAACAGATATAACATCATTATTAATTTTTATATCTCCTAAATTTTTATAATTGTCTATTAATGAATCTGTATTCTGCTGATTATATGCTTGGCTTCTAACGTTTTCCGCAATATTATCCTTTGGCACATTATATTCGATTAATTCATTTTCAATTTTATCCGAGTCTATATTGTCTCTAAGTTGATTAATTTTTTCTTTTAAAATGCTTTGTTCTTCTCTTAATTTATTAACTGCATTATTATATGTGTCCTGGTTATCCGCACGTCTAATATCTGATAGTTCTTTTTTTATATTAGCTATCTGCTCATCTATAGGAGCTAATTTTTTAGCTTTACCTTTAGCCTTAATTTCACCCCTGTCAACACGCTCGAATATATCATTTCTTTGTGATTCAAGTTCTAAAAGTCTGTACTCTAAGCTTTCTATATCTGATACTGGATAACCATTTTTACGCAACTCATTATCAATAAATCTTGATGACCCTGATGTAGATGATAATTCATCATATTCTTTTTGTAGTTGCTCTAAAGCTTTAGCCTTAGCTGATTGTCCAGGGGATTCGTCTAATAACAAATTGTAATTATCTTTTAAGTTAGATATAGCATCTTCTGCTGTAGACCCTATACCTTTAGTTCCTGATAAATATCCCTTTTCATTAATAAATTTGGCCTCAAAAGTATTACCAACTTTTCTAATTGTTAAATCAGCTTTATTAGGTGATGTTCTTATTTTAGTATCTAGAGTTGTTTTTACTGATGTCTCTTTTCTAAATTGAACATCTTGGAGTCTTACTTCTGGGTCATAATTTAATTTATCAGCATCAAGTATTGATTTGATATTAACAGGTTTATCATCAAGTAGTTGCCCTACAGCTGTTTGTGCTGCTTTATTATGTGCAGTTGGTGATATATAACGTTTGTCAATTAAATCACCTATCTTACCTAAACCAGCATGTAAGCCTGAACCTATAACTGTGCCGAATGCAATATTCATAAATGAATCCCATTCATTATAGTCATAGTTCAATGCTTTATTATTCGCAAGTATAAATGGCTCTAATGCTGTAGAACCAACACCAGCTTCAACAGCACCAGTCATAAGCCTAGCTCTAGTTGTACCGTATTTAGCTGCCCAAGCCGCTGCTCTTGTTTCACCTACAATTGGAACAAACATAGCACCTAATTGAACTGGGTCCATCATTGTTGCTACAATATCAAGACCTATTTGACCGACTTTCTCTAATGGTGTTGCATCATATCTTTTTATTATATCAAGTTTTTCCAACTCTTCTTGTTTAAGCTCTTGAAGTCTTCTTGCTGCATCTTCTCTTATAGGTTTGTCAAATGTCAATGCTCCTTCAATACCGAATCTCTCATTTGCTTCTTCAACAGATAATCTACGACTTGGAGCTTTATAATAAGTGTCAAGGTCTAAACCCTTACTTGCGAGCACAGCTCTTCTAAAACCTTCACCCCAAGGAGTCTCTTTTCTATCTAATTCGTCAACTTCTGCTTTATCAAAAGCACTTTGTGTTAAGTTACGACTTAATGTTAAACCTGTTGATGCCTTAAAAAATTGACCTCTAGAAGACTTCAAATAATCAAGACCGGTTTGTCTTAATAATATATTATCATCAGGCTCACTACCAAAATCAAAAGGTGAGAATCCATTCGTCATCTATAGTCACCTCCAGATAATTCCTCAAATGTGAATTCATATTTGTTACCATTCTTATCTAATAATGGTAGCACACCATAATTATCAAATTCAATACCGAGATATACACCAGTTCCTTGAGTGTTATTTACCCAAACACCTCTGCCTGAAGCTGAATCTACAACTTGTTTTTTTGTATACTCACGAGATAACCCTGGAGTACCTGAATATATTGAGTACGCATTTCTTGTAGAATTATATGAATCTTTTAAAAAGTTATCTATCTTAGTTTTACTCTGTAAATGTTTTAAATTATCGTTAACTTTATTTTGGTCTATTACTGATGTGCCAACAGTTTTAGGTACATAATAGCTATAGTTTCTATTTTTTCTAGAATCATATACATTATAATGATTATTAACAATTTGGTCTGTTGCCATTTTAGCTGCTCTATCAACACTTGTAGCTCTACCTGTTGATAAATAGTGCATTGCTAACATTTCAGCAGAATCAGACACAGGGGATAATGAGTCAGCACGACCTGTTGATAATCTAACAGCTCTACCAAAATCATTTATATTGTTACTTACAGCTGCTTTAATATCATTTGTTTTTATACCTGTAGGTAGATTATGCTGCAATGATTTATATCCTACTTTCTGTGCAGTTATTAAATCATTTGACACTGGGTAATTCTTTAATGAGTTTATGACAGCATAATTCGGGTTTAATCCATTTTTTATCAATTCATTTTGCACCTTACTCCAAGCAGTTCTACCACCTGCAGCTATAGGAAAGTCGTATTGTTGTTCCCATTTTGTCAATAATGCTCTTGATTGTTCTGGACCTACAGCATTTAATGTAGCTGCCATTTGGCTAGCTTGAGCGTTAGTTAATACTCTTGCTGAGTCTAATGATAACCCAAATTTTTGTTGCTGAGCTAGAGAAGTTATTATAGCTTTTTGAGGACTTATCTTACTAGCATTAATTACTGATTGTGAGCGTGTTGTTAACATAGCTGGGTCAGAATTTAATGTAGCTACTCTATTACTTAATATAGTACTTAATTTATTGTACGTTCTAGCTTTAGATACATAACCAACTTGACCTGGTGATGGTCTATAGCTTTCAAGCATTTGAAACGCGTCATTAATACTTCCTGAATCAAACTTTGACACAACTGTATTTATTTTAATAGCTTCACCACGTTCTTTAACATATCTTGAATACATTTGTGGTCGGCCTAATTGTGTTGCTAAATACTTAACACGACCTGGGTCAATAACACCTTGACCTGTTTCTTCTATAGAAGCTATATCATCTTCCATTAAAGAACTCATTTCAGCAGCTTCAACAGCTAAAGCGGCTAATCTTCTAGCTTCTATTTTATCTCTTATTTGCTGTTTCATATTATTAACATTTGAAGTTTCACCAGTTAATTTATCAAATGTTAAATAGCCGTCCCATTTACCTGAGTTTAATTCTTTACTTAAAGCTTCATATCCATTAAGTTTAACATTGAGATTTTCTATCTCATCAAGTTTATCCATTCTACCAGTTAAATTAGCTATTGCATAACCTTCTTTAACTCGTCTGGCTATAACTTGTTGCTTGTCTTTAGGTAAGCTTTTATACAATCCTGAATTTAAAGTTTCATGCATAACCTGAAAAGTTGTTGTAGGATTGTGATATATAGCAATTTTATTCTTTTCAAAAGCAGCATTAAAATCATCTACTTGCTTTTGCATTTTAGAACTTATCTCATAAGCTATAGATTGCTCAGTTATACTAGGTCTTATTCTAGCTGCTGCAGTCCTCAATAAATATTTAGCTTCTACTGATGGAGCACTTTCTTCTAGTTCTGATGTATACTTTGAATATTGCTCTAATTGGTCATCAACAAATCCACCAGACCCAGGGGTGTATGAATTTTTCTTTTCTAGAAAATAAGTATATTGTTTTTCACGTAATTCTGCACTCTTTGTAAGAGCCCATATTGAGTCTTCTCTTTGTTTATTTTCTTTAAAACGAAGAGATAAATTTTCACTAACAGCTCTTAATGGTGATAAATCAATGCCACCTTGTGGTACCATATTAGGATTCCATGGTGAGCGAGCTCTTTCTGTTACAAAATTTTTATTAAAACGTGTGTCGTATATTGGAATATTGCCGCCCATTATATCTCCTTTATGCTAAACCACTTGACAGCGCTTTAGAGCCAAATTCTATTCCTACCTTCTTAGATGAACCACCTAAGCCCATTCCAAATAATTTTTGACTCATTGATGATGTTACTGTTGCACCTTTAGCTGCTGTACCTATAGCACCTGCCCAACCTGCAGCTGATGTAAGTAATGAAGCTCCTGCCTCTATAACGCCATTTATTAATGATAATTTACCTTGATGTCGAGCTACAGCACCTTGATATCTCAATGACATTGCCTCATTATCATAATTCCAGGCTTCTAGGTCTCTATTGTATTTAGCAGTAACAGCATCTAATTCACCTCTAAAAGCTGTGTCAGAAGTTATATCTAAAGCTTGACCAGCACCTGATACAACACCAGCTGAACCTAGTGAATTTATTTGAGCGGCATATAGTCTCCTATTTTGCCTACGTTGTTCTGCTGCTTCTCTTTCACCTTGCTCTCTTGCCAACCTAGCATTCATTTCAGCAGTTTGTGCACTATATTCGTACATTTGCTGTTGGGCCTTGCCCTGGGCATAACCTTGTACCCCTCCTATAGCAGTTGAAGCAGCACCAGCTACAGCACCAGCTACTGCCAAACCACCTATAACTGTGGCTGTAGTTGATGATATAACTGCAGCACCAGCTGCTGAAGCACCAGCTGCAGCTACTGACATACCTACACTAGTAGCAATTGATGTCCCTATAGCTAATAAAGATGATAAAACCATTACTTATACCTTTCAAATTCTATATATATAAACTTGTTGAAGTATTCTTCCTTAAAACGTCTGACTTCTTTAAATCCAAGCCATTTAACCATTTTTATAGACTCTTCAAAGTTCTCTTCAACGTATAGCCTATATTTTTCAAAATTAGTATTCTTTATTATTATATCAAACATTTGCTTAATCGTTTTAAGCGCGGAATATTTGATATTAATATCTTTTGCTGTAGCCATCCAAAATTCACCAATACCAGGGGAGGACTCAAATACACCAGCACAACCTATAACTTTACCATTATATAAACCTGTAAACCCAATTCCTTTATATTGATAATAAGTAAAGCAAAAGTTTAAGTTAGGGTCCTTTAAGTTCGCGTGACATTTTTCTTCATCACGCATATTTATAAAAGCAATATGTTCTTTTCTGAATGGTACTAATTGAATCATGCTGCCACCACCATACTGTATGATAATGCACTTATATTCATAGGAAGCGGTTGTTCTTGTTCTATTATAATAGATGGTATGCGTGAATAGTTATTTGGGAATGACAAGGACTTAACACCACTAAATAATTGTGGTGAATCATCCATATTGTCATATATAGTTCTAGTAAATATTTCACGTTTAATGCCATCTTCATACGAATATTCTCCACCTAATGAATCATAAAAGTATAAAGCTATCTTGTAAATCATTTTCTTTTTAGATAATAATGTTTGCTGACCCTGGTCAATATATACTGGTAAAGTCACTATCTGTGATTTATATGGTAACCCTACATGTATTTTCTTAGCGGCATTTGTTAGAGTTATAGAACCGTCTTTAACTACTCTATCCTGTTGCACAGCACCATCTGCGAGTATAGATACAGTTTCACCTTCTAAATGTTCTAGGCCGCTTATTTTTGTAACTTTATCTTCACTATTTAGTGTTAATCCTGAGTCAACAAAAAAGGCATCTGTTTTATCTACACCAGTTTCTATTTCAAAATTATTTACAAAATACTCAACATATTGTTTTGTTACACCATTTATTGTTCTTCTAACAATTACCCAGACCTCATCATAGTCAAGTTCTGCATTAGGTATAGAAACAACAGAAACAACTTCTGTATCTTTACCACCTAATTCAATTCTTTGCCAAGCTATAATTTTTTGCTCGGGTAAGAATGTACAAGCTGCTATAGTACCGTCATTCAATATAGTATATATAAGTGTATTAGGTTGTTGAGCGTAATACATATCTTTAATACCTGGACGTGTTATATGCTCAGATAATAAAGAAATATCTATGCCTTTATATGAATCACTATTGTAATCGTACCCGTATTGATATAACTTCTTATTATTACGCTGAGCAAAAATGCATGTACTATGTGCCCTTACTGGTTTTATATTAGAGCCACCGTAGAATGACTCAGGGTCTACTATAAAATTAGTTGGTGACAACGCAGAACTAGATGATGATTGCCTTAATAAAAACTCACCATCAGTAGTACCCATAACTAACATTTTAAGTGACGTTAGATAATTTATAGCATTTACGCCATCATCAGCTATCTGTGCATCAAAGCCACAATTATCAAGTACCTCACCATCTTGTGCCGTAGTTGAAAACGTTTCAAAATCATTTGTTTTACTGCTCCAATACCTATTTGGGTAAGCTGGTGTATTAGCGGCCCATAATCTTTCTTTATGAAATGTACAACATTTTGGATACCCATTATTTTTACACCATGCCCCTAATTTCCAAAATAATGTTTCTGTTAATCCTGATTTTTCATCTTCTAAATCAAAATCTTTTTGGAATGTTGCTTTAACATTTTTAGCATCTGTGTATTCAGTTATTTTTAACGACGCCCATGTAGTACCTTGTAATATTCTTACTAATCTACCTACATCATCTTGTGTAAATAAATTAGCTGTAGCTGTAATGGTAACTGTACCTGTTTTAGCACTAACTTTTATTTTTGTGTCAGATTTATTTAAGTCACCAAATGGGCCATCCTTAGTTTCCATTTCTGTTAGTGTCCAATCGGTGTGACCAGTTCTTGACAATTTACGCACCATATATTTTTCATGAAACAAATATATAATGTCATTTGATTGTGTATACCATATATCTTTCAAATCATCAACTGTATATGGTGTCTCTACTTCATATGGCTCATCACTATCTGGTTTAACTATTAAACCACCATTCATATAGAATCTTATATATTTTTCACCAAACTCTAAAACATAAGCTTGCTCTGTAGAAAAAACAAATGGCAATAATCTTGTAAAATTAGATGTTTTTGTTTCTGATACAAACCTAGTACCACTACGACGTTTAACCCCACCTTGTGGCATCATTATATAATTAAGCAATTTTTTAGCTCCGTTATAATATTGTGAAACATCAATACGTCCGAACATACGTTCAGAAAGTTCACCTGATGTAAAGTTTGTTTGTATTAATGAAACACTTTCTGCCATCTAGAACCTCGCATCAATCCAGGGGTCACTAAATTTATCTAAATCTTTATATGGGTCCTCTTTAGCATTAGCTGTTTTACCTATTTGTAATTTTTGTTGATATAAGGCCCATAAATCAGACATTAGTGTTCTTGAACCAGTCAATCCATAACATATTTCAAATGCTATTCTTGTAGCAAATGCCTGTACAAATAATGACGAAAATAAACTTTCATCAGTTATTAAAGTATTATAACTTATTATAATTGAGTTATAATTACATTGTATTTTATCACCTGTAACTGTAAACTCTTCTGGCGGCAATTCATTGCCATCTTTATCGTATATATTATTTACACGCACACAATCTGCTGGTTTGTTATATTGATACGCAAAACCTCTTAAAGGTTTATCAACTATTGGGGCTAATCTAACTTCATTTGATGCAAAATTCCATGGATGCTCTTCAAATATAGCATTACGTACAGAATCATAAACTATACGTATCTTATTAGCAGATTCAGATTTATCGTTTATACTTGCTATTTGTTCAGCACCTAACATTGTTAGAGCCAAGTTAGCTATATCAGTTTTGTTAGCCATATTCACCTTTTCAAAATATAGAGAGGAGTTTTGCCCCTCTCTATATTCACACTATGAACAAATTAATCAACTACACAGTAGATATAAACATCTACTTCATCACCTTTAGCTAAAGCTAATCCTGTTGCTGTAATCATAGCTTTACCTTTAAGCTCTAACGTATTTAATGCCAAAGCTGTATTTGCTTCTAATGTTCTACCTGTGATAAAGGCGTCATCATCTGCAACAACTTTATTGCCATCGTCATCAACATATTCTGCATAACCTAGTTTAACACCAGATTCAACAGCTTTTGTACTAACGATTGTAGATATAGGTAATATCTTTCCTGATGGAACTGGTATCACTTCTAGAGTATCACCAGCTGCAACAGTTCCTTGTGCTTCAAAGTGGCCATGGAAGAGTCTTACTCTACCGTTATATTCTGTAGTTTTTAATTTTTCTACATTATATCCACCTTGTTGAGATGCGTCATATACCTTCTGTGCTTGTTCTGTACGAAATATTGTCATGACTTACTCTCCTATGCTTTCTCTTGGCACTCAACAATGAATACTTTATCTTCATCCATACGTGTTGCACCAACCGATTGTGATACATAAACTTGTGTGGCATTACGTTTATCATTTCTAATGCCAATATCTACAGTAGTATCTTCACCAACTGCTAGTAGCATACCAGATTTAACCCAAGCTGGAATGCGTCTATTATTTGATGAGCTAGTTTTAAATAACTCTGTATGAATAAACTTGAATCCCATAAATGAGTCAACTGCACCAGCAACAAGTGCTTTTACTGTGTTATAATCTGCTGATTGAATTTTTTGGTCATTCAACAAATCGTTCAACTGTTTATGTGTAACACCAATGTAGAACTCTTCTTCTGGGTCAACATTCTTACCTAACAATGCTGTTTTAACATCAATAAGTTTTGAAATTGTCAAACCTGAAGTTGCAGCTGGAATAGTGTTATTAGTATCAAATGGCACAGCCACTTCACCATTTTTACCTGTGTATGCTACGCCTGTAAATGCATTAATGATTTCTTCATCTCTAGCTCTACCCATAGCATAACGAGCGTTTGTTGAGTAGGATGATGTTGGGTCAATCAATAATCTGATTTTATCTTTTTTATCAATTAAATCAGCCCAATCATAATCAACCAGTCCGACTCTACGTCTATCGTGTGGTGTACTGATTAATGGAGTATCACCATGTCTTTCAGTAACCTTACGAGCTGAAGTAGCACCTATTTTGTCGTAGAAATCGAATTCAGCTTTTTGTACTTCTGTTCTAACACATTGCTCGAGTTTAGAACCTTTTTGTTGCAAACCGATTTCTAAATTACTACGGAACTGGTTTATAAAATTCACTGGAATTTCATAAGACATTGTAGTATTCTCCTTTGTTTTGTAGTAACTCTTCGGTATTTACAAAATACCTAGATTTTATACCTCTCGGTATTGTAAGACTTTACTTACTTGCACGGACCCTCTCGAGCAACCCGAATTTAAAATGTTCTTATAAGAACATTTTAACATAAAAATTAATTATCGCGAAATTATTACTTGTTCTCTGGATATGCTTGTTTAAATAAATCAGCCATTTTCTGAACAGCAGCTTTATGTTCAGGGTGTGTATTTGAATTGTATACAGCCATAAATTTATCATCAGCATGCAATTCAGCAATTTTACTTTTAGCTTGTTCTGGTGTAGAAATAAATGTTCCACCTCTATTTCCACCTTTAGCACTATCTTCTGATATTTTAAGACCGATATTATAAAACATTTCTATGACTCTTGGGTCATTACCTAGACCTGTTTCATTTAATGTCTTAACCAAATTAGGGTCACCTAGTTCGGTAACAGCATTTTTTGCAATATCAATATTTTGATTATACGCTGCACCCCATTTAAGTTTAAGAGTTTCTTCTGATAAAGTTCTTGCTTTATTTAACTCATCAGTTGCCCCTTGCACTTTAGAAATAACGCCATTATTATATAATTCGAACAATCCAGCTGCTTGTTTTTTAGATAGTCCTAATTCATAAAATTTCTGTCTTGCATTATTAATAGCTTCTTCATCTACTGGTAAATCTTTTAATTCATCAGGAACATTATATTCATAGTCTTCAGCCTTTTCGGGTCTGCCTAATTTTGAATAAACGTTATTCCATCCATCAGTGTCATCTTCACCTGGAATAACAATTTTATCTTTACCAATATATTTTTGGTTATCAAGATAAGATTTAGCAAGTCCTGGTACATCTTTGAAGTCTTGAAGTCCAGGGTGATTTTTTAAATCCTCTGGAAGTGAACCTCTCCATGATGAATCTGCTATACCACCAGCACCACCGTCATCATCAGCCATATAGCATGGTCCAATAAAATTAAATTTTTTCATACGAATCTTTCTCCTTTTCTGTGTCCATTATGATGTCTAATCTTTTGTTTTCATCATCCTGTGCCATTTTCAAAATATTTAAGGCCAGTCTTCTTTGGCCTTCTTTTAATATAGTATAGTCTCTATCACCTACAACAAATGTTGATTCATCCACATTAGCTATAGATAATATATGCTTAAGAACTACTAATCCTTTAGGCGTATTAAATATATCCTGATAGTATTGTCTTATCTCAGCATTATTATACTTTTTTACTCTTTTAAATAAACTAAGCACCAGCTGCCCCCAATCCAGTTTTTTGAGCTATATCAGCGCCTTGTTGCATTAAATTCATTTGCATTTGAGTATCTGCCATTTGCTGTCTTTGGTCTCTTAATTGTTGTTTTTCCTCATCACTACGCTGTATATTAGCAGGAGCGTCGTACAAATCAATAAGCCATTTAGCAAGGCCATCTGGAGATATTCCATCAAATATTTCTGGGGCAATCTGTGCAAATCCAGCCATTTGTTCAAACATTCTTTGTACATTTGTTGCCTGCAATACTTTCTGTGCTCTAGCTACTGGTGATATATAATCTGGTTTTAGATATGTAGAATTTAATTCTTCTGGCATAGGAGGTATTAAATTGAATCTAGCTAATATAGCAAAAGTACGTCTAATAATAGGTGACATAAACTCAACATGCATACGTCCTAATTGTGGGGCCATAATACGCATTCTAGCTTCTTCACGTTGTAATACTTCTTGAGTTGTCATTCTGGCAGTTTTATTATCAAACATTAAATCAGCATAAAACGTATTTCTTATAGACATACGTCTTTGCTCTTCCATATCTAAGCCTAATCCAACATCACCAGCCATATTTATCGGCTCAATTCTATCAGTTGAACCTGAACGGTAATAGTTAATTGCATCAGGTCTAACGTCTAACGGCTCAAGAAATCCGTCATCAGGCATTTGATATGCTGGTTGTACTCTTTTACGAGCACCAACAATTGTTGTCTTACTCATTTGATTTAACATCTTAACGTCAGACAAACAAGTCATACCTGGAGAAGTACCATAAACTTCACCAGAACGTGTATACCATCTAGGAACTACATAAGGAAATTCTCTATAACCTGATTCAGATAATATTTCATTTTTATCTAATCTTATATAGAAACTAGCATAAGGCATATTCTGCGGAAGTAGACTCATCTCATTTCTAGTTCTACGTGGGAACACAGCATGTAATATTTCTATTTTTCTTGTAGGTGATTTTTCAATCATATCCTCTAATTCAAATATAGATTCTTGAGATAAATTATCTCTAAATTCTTCTATAATTTGACCTGGGCTGTATTCAAACTTCCTAAATAATGTATCTATCTCACCGAATGAATCTTCATCAATATAGCATTCATCAAGCTGTATACTTTTAAATTTTATTAATCTTCTTTGTGTATCAGCTTCTATTAACATTACAGCTGTACCAAATGCTGCAATATCTAAATAACATTGGTGTGTATTATTATAGAATTTCATTTGAGGTGATTGAAAAACAAAATACATAATATTTTCTACAGTTTGAATCCAATCACGAGCTGCTAAAGAATTTTCTGTGGTGTACCTGTCTCCAGGGGACAATTGAAACCATCTTGCACTAGGTGATGTTAGCATAGATTGAAGTCCTGATGCTAAATCCTCACAAGCCTTTATAGCTGTTGAGTCAAATGTCTGTTGGTTAATTGGACTACCTTCTGAAGTTTTACCACCAAAGTTTTTACCTCTTTCTGGAAGAATATATTTATTTATATCCCTCCATTGTGGCTCATAATTACTTCTTCTTGTAGACACACAATTAAACTTGTGAAGTACGTATTTCACCTTATCTTGGGTATTCACCTTATTCTCCTAATAAAGTTTTCTTTCGTGTTTGTGCTGTTGATGTATCACCACCAGCAGTTGTTAATATTGTTTCTTGACGCCCCATACGTTTGCGTTCTTCTTCTAATGCTTCTTTTTGTGTACGAGCTTTAATTTCTTCTTTTGATTCTTGTTGAGGTGCCTGTGGCATTTGCGGCATCGGTGGTGTTGAAACCATACTATTCTCCTTATTATAATACGATTATATTATATCATAATCACTGATTGCGCGTGATGGATGTTTTTTCTTTTTGTCACTTACAAGTCTTTTAGCTACTGTTGCCATCATTCTAAATGCATCAGCTGCGTGTGATGTCCAGTCATGTAGTGGTTTATTCTTGAATACTTGCCTTTTATCATCATATTCTTTTTGGTATTGTTTTAAAGCTTCAATACCCATTTCCATGTCACCTCTATTTGCATCAAAATAACATCTTGGCAGTATATTTCTAACAGCTTCAATACCGTCTTCAATACCAGTTTTAGGTGCCACTCTAAAATTCAAACCTAGTTGTCGAGCAGTCTCTAGTCTTGATGTACCTGTTGTAAATTCTCTTACATTAATATCATGAGGTCCCCAATGTTCTCCGTATACATACGGCTTCTCTTTTAATAATTTTACATAATGAGCTAGGCCCTCGCCTGAATTCTCATAGTAATCTATTACACGTATTTCAAAACCATAGAACTGAGCGAACCAAATTGCTGTAGAGTCACCCATACCTATATCCCAGAATGTATGAACAGGAAGTGAAGGACTCCAGGGGACATTTCCGATTCTACCTTCTTTTTGTGCATCTGCTAGTTGCTTAGAGTAATAAGCACCGACTAATGGGGCCTCAAACGAGCAGTAGTACTCTTGAAGAACAATCTCCTCAGGCATGCCCATGTCTCTATCTTCTTGTATAGCTGATAGTGGAATTGCTTTTGTATCTTCAACAGTTAATAACTGAGTAAACCAATTTGGATTCTTTTTAGCTTTCTCAAATAATGTATAGCCATGGTTCTTGCCTCTAGGAGTATAAACAAACCATGCCCAACCCTCATTCTCTGCTAAGATTGGTCGTAATAAGTCCCAGGCATGCGGGTCTTGGATAGAGAACTCAGATAAGATGATTCCAACTGGGTTGATACCTACAAGAGAGTCAATGTTATCGGTCCCAGCTACTTGGTATATAGAACCATTCTTTAATTTAAGAATCATTTCTTGGTCGTTCTTGCTTTCAATAAGCTCGTCAGGAAATGCACTTAAAAATGGTTTACCTGTTTTATCCATACCGTTCCAAACAATCTTACGACCTTGTTTATAGAATGGAAGCAAATGTAAATATAGTCCAACACGTTCATGCGCTGCCTTAGCGCACATATTTATGGCGGTTAAGTCTTTACCAGCTCTTCTGTGCCATATTGTAATTAATCTCTTGATTCCACTATCTAACGCTTGACATACCGGCATTTGATAGTCTCTAGGTGCCCAGTTATAAGGTAGTGTGATATTACTCATCTATAACCTCTGCATCGATAATTTCTGCACTAACATTTCTCACTTGTTCTTGGTCCAGGGATTTTAATTTATTAGCCGCTACATAAGCGCCTTTCTCTGATGTGACACCTTCACAGCTTTTAAGTCTATTAGCAAAGTTAACAATATTAACTGTAACACCTTGTTTTGTTGTAGCATTTACGTCAACAGCTTTTAATTGAGGAGCATAATATTTTAACAATTCTTTGTGAGCATCAACTCTTAATTTTAGAGGCGTATCATCATCCTCTGCTATTTCCATAAGTGCTTGTATAGGATTGTAGCCATGTTCTTCCATCTCGGCTCTGGCTAATAAGGCTATATCTGATAGTCTTCCTGGCGGACGACCTGCACCTATTCTTGAACCGCCTCTTTTTTCTAATTCGTTAGACATGCTTACCTCCTATATTATATATAATTATACTATAACATAATAAAATCGTAAATAAATCCCCTGGGGTTTAGCCAATTCATATTGGCGTATTGGACCTTCATTTTTCACCAATACGTCCACAATTAAACCCTGGGCATTCTCTTATTGGCATATTGAGCATAT